CTCACGCGCACCGGCATGGCGTAGCGGCGGCGCTCCTCGGCGACCCATCGAGCCCTCCAGGGGCGATACGGCGCGTGGATCACGGTGTACTCGTAGGCGTTCATGCCTTCTCCTTCCGCACTTTGAAGTGCTTCCCGGTGAACCCCCCGTCGAGTGCTTCGAGGTAGTCCAGGGCCTCTTGCTTGGTGAGGAACCAATCGAGCTGGTAGGCCACGTACTTCACGCCCACGCGACTGCCGGCGGCCCATGCGTGGGGGTGGTAGTAGGTGATCACGCCGGACGGCTGGTGGTGCACGTTGATCCTCGCGTCCGCCTCGAACCGCTTCAGGTGGGCGGCGATCTTCTCGGCGATCTCCTTGAGCTTCATGCCTCCTCCGCGAACCGCAGGCAGTAGCCCAGGCGCGTGCCCGAGACCCAGTCGCCCGGCTCTTCGAGCCACAGCGGGGTGCCAAGCCCCAGCCCGCTGCCATCGGCCACCTCTTCGAGGGCGCAATCGATCTGGTCGATCATCTCGTGGTACGTCTCGTCACTGATCACGCGGTCATGGATCATCCACCCAACCGCCCCGCACAGGCCGCGCATCGCCACGCCGCACACCGAGGCCATCGCCTCGCCCTTGGTGCCCTCGATCAGAGCGGCCAGCATGAGCCATGCCTCGCGGCGATCCATCGTGCTCATCGCTCGAACCTCTTCAGGGTCAAGTCGATCGCGAAGACGCTGTAGCCCAGGTCGCTCAGCCGAGTCCGCGCCACCCCCAACTCGTCGAGCAGGAGCTTGATCTTCTCGTCGCGCTCCATGATCTCCCGGCCAGAGCTGACCACGACAGAGTTGCGCGAGGCGATCAGGCCGGCGATCTCCTTGTCCTGCTCCTCGATCACGTTCGCCGCCTCGCCAGCGCGGCCGACGATCTGGGCGACCACCGAGAACGGGTTGCTCAGGCACTCGCACTCGGGCAGGGGCATGCGCAGCACGCCCAGCAGCATCGTGCGGCTCACGATCCCACCGTCTTCGCAGTGATCTCGTCGACCCACAGGCGGCGAGAGTGAGCCCCCAGGCGCCCATCCTTGAGGATCTTGGCGCCGTAGTAGGCCACATCGTAGAGGTAGCCCAGCTCGACCCTGGTGATCTCGTACTCGGTCGGGGCGCCGTGCTTCTTGATGATCACGCGCTGGCCAACACGGAACTCGGCCAGGGCCTCCGCCAGGGCCTGCTCCTTGAGCCTGATCTCGTGGCTGATGGCCCTGCGATCCCGCTCCAGGCTTGCGATCTCCTTGATCGCCTTGTCTTTCTGCTCCTCGTTCATGCCGCCTCCTTGGCGTCGATCTTGCCCCCGTTGATCACTGCGAACGTGCGCAAGGGTCCGCGCATGCCGCCGGCCGCCGCGAGCTGCTCCGCCTCGCGCCGCGCCGCCTCGATATCCTCAGGCCCCATGCCCTCGTCAGCCATCTGGAAGATGGCCCGGTCGTCGGGGCCGTCCACCACGAACTTCACTGCGGCCACCACAGCATGATGGCCGAGGTGACGCCGCCAGCGAAGACGCTGAGCCCCACCAGGAACGCGCCAGTGCGGCGCAGGTGCGGCACGCCAGTGCCCACCAGGGACACGCCCACGAGGGCGCACAGCACGATGTCAACCCAGATTGCGAGCATCTTTCATCCCCCCCTTGTAGCCCTCTGCATACGCCTCTTCGACCAGCGCGATGACCTGCTCCGGCGGCACGGCGACAAGCTCGATGACGTACTCGCTGCCGGTCTCGTTGCGCACGCCGATCCGCTTGAGGATGTTGGCCGCCACCATCTTGCGCAGCATGTCGTTTGCGTACCTCTCCAGCCCATCGAGGCCGACCCGACCGACGAGCCCGGACGTTGATAGGACCGCCGTCGAGATCGGGATCCTGGCCACCAGCCTCGAAAGCGCCGGGATCATTCCGGCTCCCCGCGCAGGCCCTTGCGGGCCGTCTCGATCGCCTCGAACAGGATCCTGATCTCCTCGTTGTCGAAGGTGACCTCGCCCTTGCCCAGGTGCTCGCCCTCCTGCCTGATCGCCAGGAACTCGCCAGCCCCATCGTCGCGGATCTCGACGTGCGTGGCCGATTCGTCGTAGAGCGGCTTGTCGTCACGCTGGATCGTGAAGCGCGTGGCGCGCAGGGTGAACTTGCTCATCGCGCCTCCCCGTCGTAGAGCAGGATGATGATCGGGTCGTTGTGGGGCGTGAAGATCACGCCGCCGTGGTTGCGGTAGGCGACCGGGTTGCCGAAGAACGGCTCGGCGATGGCGCGGGCTTCCGTCTCCCAGCGCACATTGGAGCGCGGCACGCGGGCGCCGTGCATGGGTCCGCCGATGAAACAGCAAGTGGCGATGTCCACTTGACCTCCTATGGTTGAGCCCCACGTCCTGTAGGGCGAGATGAATGGCGACTGCATAGGTGCAATTGTCGAGGGCGCTATCACAGCCCGCAACTCCCTTTTTCACCTTCCGACGAACGGTCAGGCGGTGCGCCAGTTGGCGGTCTTGTGGCGCGCCGTGCGCTCGCGGGGCCGGGTGCGTCCATATCTCCGTGACATTAGGCCGTAGCGCGAGGCGCTGAGCACGTCGTCGCGCTTCTTGACGATCTGGCCATCCTTGCGGTGGTAGAGGCGGAACTCCTCCAGCCACAGCGGGCAGGTCGCGAACACTTTCCAGCGGCCAGTGAGCATGCGGTCCAGCATCTCGCTGACGCCCGCCTCGACGCCGTTGCCGCCATCGGGGAAGGTGGCGCGCTCATCCATCATCCTGAAGCCGTGGGTGCGGTACTGGTTGGCCAGCTCCTCGCCCGAGCCCTTGTCGTGCTGCAAGCCGTCATGCGGCCACGCCCAGGGCAGCCAGTCGAGATCCCACCCAGCCAGCGCCACGCGCGCGCCGACCGGCGCCAGCTCGCTCTGCCGGAAGTCCTTGGTGACGTAGATCACGTCGGTGTCGCGGTCCCATGCGGTGCGGACCGCAGCGAAGGGGTGGTCCCAGCCGAAGTCCATCGCGCCGAGCTGCACCCAGTGGTCCGGGATTGGGATCGGCTCGATCGTGATGTCGTCCTCGGGGACTTGGCCAAACACCATGCCCGAGCCGAGCACCGGCAGGCCGCGAGAGCGCGCCAGCCTCAGGTGCTTGGGGGTCGATGCCAACAGCTCGCGCTTGGTCTTCTCGGACAGGTGGGGCACGTCATCCCAGCCCGCCATCACGAGGTATCGGCCCTCTCCTACTTCAGGCATGCCAGTGCTCCTTGAGGGACGAAGTACGCGGCCTCCCTGCCGCCATGCGTGCGGCGCCACTCGGCGCGCTTGGCGTCAGCCCCACGGATGGAGCCGACCACCCGGTACTCCGGGGCGGTCCCGACCACCAGCACGAATAAGTCGCCGTCCGAGTCGTCGTCGCGGACGATCAGCTCGTACTCGGGCTTGGAGCGGGTGCGGATCTGGACACCGCCGGCAGAGTCCTCGCCCTTGAAGGCGTTGATCGACCCTGGCCAGAATGCGCCGACAGCCTTCGAGTACGCCAGCTCGCCCAGGGCGCCCTCGACGTGCAGTTGCCAGCCGCCCGCCGCCGCGCCATGCCGATCGGAGCGGCCAGCCTTGAGCGAGGAGACGTGCCGCAGCACGCCGACGTTGGCCGCCATCACCATCTCGGCGGGCGTGAGGGTCACCTTCATGCCAGCTCCTTCTTGGCCTCTTCGGAGAACTGTTGAAGCAGCTCGCCCGGGAGGAACAGCATCACGGTGTCGCTGGCCCCTTCGAGGGGCGTGTAGGTCATGTAGACGATCCCGTCGACCGTGGCCGTGCGGATCTTGCACTCGTCGTACACCTCGACCGGGGGCTCCTCGTCGAGCCAGATCACGTGCTTCTCGGTGCCCTCGAACGCGCCACGGCCCTGCTGGTAGCTCTTGAGGCCGAGCTTGGACCAGAAGCCCGAGATGTGGCGGATCATCACCGTGTCGGCCAGATCCTGCACGCCCTGCTTCCAGGTGATGTCGCCGATCACGTCGCGCGGCACCAGCCCGCTGCCCGAGAACGTCTTCTTGCCGTCGCGGTAGGTCACCTTCCCGAAGAGCTTCGACTGCACGATGTCGCGGGTCGTCTCGTTGGTCTTGCCGGCCGCCCAGGCTTCGATCTCGTGCGGGAAGCGCCGGCCGTCCCACCACTTCGGGTAGTCGCCGGTCAGGTGCTGCACGGTCTCGTAGCCGCCAGCGCCCTCGGTCTTGCCGATCCGGTTGGCCGCCATGAAGCACCGCTCGCGGTAGCTCGCGCCGGCCTTGAAGAACTCCAGGTGCTTCGGGTACAGCTCACGGCGCAGTGGCCCGGTGTCGGGGAAGTAGCCCTTGATCCGGTTCGAGTTCTGGGCGTCGTACTGCTGCTCCAGGAGCTTCATCAGCTCGATCTTCTCCTGGATCGACAGCGCCGCTAGGTTGAACTCACTCACCCGGCTCTTCCTTCGGGGCGTTCATCTTGAGCTTGGCCAGCAGAGCGACCAGCCGCGCATCAGCTTGCGCCTCGGACATCTGAGGCAGCGGCTTGTTGCCCGAGGTCAGGTCCAGCTTCTCGCCGTAGGCGCGGGGCTTGAACTTGGCGATGATCCACTGGAGCGCGTTGATCCGGGTGCGCTTGTCCTGCACGGCGCCCGAGTCGTACTGCCCGAAGATCGTGAGCGGCACCGGCTCGGCCGAGAGCTGGCGCAGCTCGGACATCATGGCCTCGGCCGCCATCTCCCGGGCCAGCTCGTAGGCTCGCACGCGGGTCTCGTCCTCTTCCATCCAGCGCAGCACGCCGCTGGCGTGGGTGCGGGTGAGCTTGCCGGCGCGCGAGCGTGGCTTGCCGGTGGCGGCGATGTGGTTCTCGTCGAGCTTGGCGGCGATGTCGCGCAGCGAGTACCCGTCGATGATCGCGTTCATCACCTCCTCGGCGTCGAGGTTCTTCACCTCGTGCGCGGTGATGTCGAGCGGGGGCATGGCCCGGTACGGCACCGCCTGGGCCGGCGAGCCCCCGCCGTCCAGGTGCTCCTTCATGATCTTCTCGCGAGTCTTCTTCTGCCCTGCCATCACTTCACCCTTTCAAAGTCGACGCCGCCGGTCGATGCGTCGGTGTGCGCGTTGGCCAGCTTCACTGCGCGCCACGCCGTTGCGCCAGCGGCAAGCGCCCCCAGGGCGAACTCGGAACCAGAGCCGGCCGTGATCGGCGCCTTGACGGCCAGCCAGTCGCCCATCGGATTGATGGCCCAGCACTTGCCGGTGCCCACCTCGGCCACGATCGCCAGGATCCCCGAGCCGCTGGAGTAGCCGTAGCCGGAGCAGTCCGGGAACGCCTCTCCCGAGAACAGCGCCTCGGCCGCGCGCTGGCAGAAGAACGAGTCGCCCGTGAAGGCGGCCACGAAGTCCCGGGCGCCGCGCCCCGGGATCTTGCCCCGGTGCAGCTTCTTGACCCCCTTGATCCAGAGGTTGCCCGAGCACGCGGCCCGGTCCACCGCTAGGAACTTCCCGTCGAACGCGATCGTCGTCATGCTGCCTCCTGGTGTACCAATGGACTCCCCAACGGCAGTGTCGCACCCTCCTGGGTGGTTGGAGGATTCCACATCGTGAAACGCCATCCCACCACACGGAACGATGCGTTTCACATTGTGGAATGGACCGACCGTTCGTCGGTTTGTGCGTTGTTTTTTTGGTACAGATGGTTGCGGGGGGCTTGACGAGCTGTCAGGCGGCGCCCAGAGTTCGTCTCAAGCACCGCAGCCCGGTGTGAGTCGGCCCACGGATAGGTAGCAGCGGCCCCAGATCAGCGGGGAACCAGCGCAGGCTACTGAAGCACGGCAGAGATGCTGGTTCACGGGACACCCGATACCCTTCAAGCACGGCCCGGGCGAAGCTATGGGGCCGTGACCAGAGCGCGTTCGACGAGCACGCTCTGGCGGCGCAGCAAGCGGCCGAGACAGCTTGCACTTTCAGGAGGCATCATGAGCTTCACCCGTCGCCACTACGAAGTCATCGCTCGCGAGATCCGCGCCGCCATCTCCTCTGGCCGCGCCGACATCGAGAAGGCCAACGCCGACGAGAGCTTCCGCATCACCCAGCAGCAGCTCGGCATCGAGAAGATCGCCCGAGCCCTCTCGATCGAGTTCGAGCGTGACAACCCCAACTTCAACCGCACCCGCTTCCTCGAAGCGTGCAACGTCCAGAGCTAGGAGGCTCACCATGCAAGTCATCGCCGTCAACGTCGGTCTGGCCATCCCGGGGTCCAACCTCACGATGGAGCCCGGCCCGGTCCTGGCAGTCCTGAAGGCCCACTTCGCGATCCTCGACTCCGCCGTCGTGCAGAGCGACAGCGAGCCGACCGTCTCAGCCGTGCTTGGCTGCTACTGCGGAGTCGGCGACGCGCTGCGCCGGCTTAACCTCGTGGCCATCTCCCTCGGCCAGGAAGCGATTGCCGTCTACGTCGAGGCTTCGACGAGCGCGCTCTGGCGGGAGTGGGGAACCCTGGTCGGCCCGAACGCAGCAGCGTGGGGCGACTTCAATCCCGAGTTCTTCCTCACCACCGGAGGGGCGCGCCTCTCCGACATCCTGCGGGAGCTGCCATGATCGTCTACCTCGTGGACGGCGACGAGCAGACCCACGTCGCCACGCAAGCCCAGGCGTTCGCCCTGGCCCAGAAACAGTCTGTCGACGATACCTTCCCCGTCGACGTGATCCGCCTCACGATCGGCACGGACCGCGAGAACATCCTGCGGATCCTCAACAAGGAGGGCAGCTACGTCTCGGCCGAGAACGTGCTGCGCAGCTACTTCCGGGGGCGCAAGACGCGCACCCCGCCCCGGCCGAAGTGCAACATCTAGGACGAAACCCCTTCGGGGGTCGCACCGTGATGCGGTGCCTGATGAGTCCACTTAGGAGATCGCCATGAGCGACAACGACACTTTCCCCGGCTACCCGCACCTGAGCCGCGTTGGCTACTCTGACCGCTTCGGTCGCATGGAACTGCTGTCGGTCGACAAGACCAGCGACGGCTTCCTCACCGGCTACGCACGATTCGAGGACGGGTCGTCGCACTCGGTCTTCCTCGGCAAGGCCCCCAACACGAAGGAGCAAGGATGAACACCTCTGCCACGCACTTCTCGCAGGCCGTCGGCGGGGCCGCCGAGGTCATTGGGTTCGGCAAGGAGCGGCAGGCCGCTTTTAGGCAGGGCTGGAACACCGCGCTCGGCTACGTCTACTGCCTGGAGCAGGACGCCGTGGGCGACTCGATCGTCGAGGAGCTGGGCATGTTCAACGGCCAGGATCCCGATGAGCGGCCCGCCCCAAGCTCCGAGCCGATCTACGGCATGCTGGCGTCCGACTTCGAGGCGCTGCGCGACATCAACAAGCGCCTGTTCGGAGACGGGTCGCACCTCACCCCCGACCAGCGTCGGGATCTTGCCAACCGCATGCACGTGCTGCTGCTGCGCGCCAGGAACCTCTCGGAGGGGTCATGAACATCACCCAAGAGCACCTGAGCTACTGGCGCGAGCGCAAGAGCACCCCGCGCTGGGCGTCCGTCCTGCCGGTCTCGCACTTCAACCCCGAGCCCGCCGGCCCAAGGGTGTCGATCCACCGCATCGTCAACCTCAACGCCGGCCTCGGCACGAAGCGTTGCGCGTCGAACAACACGATCTACCTGCTTCGACTGGCGCGCAAGAACGGCAACTTACTCGACTGCATCAAGAGCTGCGCAGAGCGCCACCCGAGCAACCACCCGCGCCGCGCGGCGTGGTGCAAGAAGTGGCTCAAGCGGCTCGAACAACAGCGGAGGGCAGCATGACCGCCGCCCCGTTCTTCCTGCGCGAGCTGATGGCCCGCTGCAACATCCGACAGAGCTACGCCTTGACGCCCGACTCGGACTCGGGCTACTGTCTGGACGCGGTCGAGGTCATCCCCCTGGGTAGCATGATCAGCTTCGGGCCGATCTGTGACGCCACCATGAACACCAGATTGAGGAGTTCGCTGTGACCACCTACATCACCACCCACACCAGCACCGAGCGCGAGCCCGTTGCTCACGGCCCCGCCAGCACCGTGCAGCGGTTCACCATCGCGGCGGTGCCCTCGGCCCGCCACAAGGTCTGCGCGACCGGCTACTACACCGCGACGGTCGTGCGCCGCGCGGACGGTAGCAAGCGCACCACGATCACCAGCGTCGCCACCGGCAACGAGATCACCGAGGAGCGCCACACGCGCCTTTATCCCGCGCTCAAGGACGCCCTACGGCGCCACGAAGCATGGGTCGCCATCTGAGGAGGAACACCATGAACGGAACCGCCGCACGCGATCTTGGCCCCGCCGAGGATCGCGACCGCATCGAACACGCCGACGAAGAGTCGGAGCGCGTGGCGCGCCAGCGCCGCTACGACAAGCTCGATCGTGACGAAGACCGCTACGATCGCGAACGCTACGAAGACATCTAGGAGAGCAGCATGAACAAGGACATCAAGCGAATCGGCCAACGCCTCGTTGGCTCCCTGGACTACCGCCTGCAAAACGCCAAGGACGTGAAGGGCGCCGTCATCTCCTGGCTGGACTCGGTGCTCCTGGCCACCAGCCTCCCCGACGAAGAGCGCGACGCCCTGCTGACCGCGATGGTCGACGCCGCCGAGTACCACTGGGAGTCCGACGCGATGGGCACGGTCACGCTGGTCCGCGACGGCCCGGCAAACGAGCCCGAGGTTCAGGGCTCCCCGGAAATCAACTACTCGGACGTGATCCCCGGCTTCGGGAAGTTTTCCTTCCAAGCCAGGGCGTCGAAGATCGGGCTGCCGGCTGAGACGGACCGCTGGCCGAAGTTCATCCGGGCCAGCGGCCTGCGCAGCGGCAAGCCCCTGAAGTTCGTGCGGCTTGCTTCGCCGGCCGAGATGTTTTGGTCGGCGAGCATGAATGGCCGCCTTGGCGCCGTCTACTCCCAGGGCGCCGACGGCGCCAGCGTCTTGATCATCAACGAGTGAGGACAGCATGAGACTCGGAAGCGAAACCGGCAGCTTGATCAACCACCTCACGTCGCGCGCGACGATCGGCCAGCCCGAGCCCGAGGTGGGCATGGGGATCACGTTCCTCTCCTGGACCGACCGCAACGCCGGCACGATCCACGCCGTGAGGATGAAGGACGGCAAGGCGTTCGAGTTCGACGCCTCCTACGACAAGGCCGTCCGCACGGACAGCAACGGGATGAGCGAGAGCCAGTCCTACGACTTCACGCCCCGCCCCGACGCAGGCCGCACGACTTACCGCCGCGACCGCAGCGGCCAGTGGCGGAAGATGGGCAAGAAGTTCGTCGGCGAGCGCGAGGTCTACGGCTTCGTCGACAAGAGCCAAAGCGTGCGCCTCGGCGAGCGCGACCAGTACCACGACTTCAGCTTCTAGGAGGAAGCGATGACCCGTCCCATCCAGCACATCGACACCGCCCTGTACCTGCGCGATCAATTCGGGCGCAAGGGCACCCGCACCGCCGCCGGCTACCTGCGCAATCGCGGGTGGTCGATCGAGTCGGCCCTCTGGATCCTCTGCCATGCGGAGGCGCGATGAAACGCTACGAGCGCGTCGTCCACGTCGGCCTGGAGGTCGAGAAGCAGATCGTGATCGTCGACGGGGCCGAGTCCACCAGGACCACGTACCGGCTGGCGAGCGACAAGGTCCGCTGGGAGCACAGCGGCACCCGCAAGATCAGCGAAGGCGAGGCGCTGAGCCTCCTCGCCAACCGGCGGTCGAAAGGCTACCGTCTAGTCCTCGACATCCCGATCGAGGAGGGGAACTGAGATGACGTACAGCATGAAGGCTGTCGAGTGGAACGAAGGCTTCAAGGCGGGCCGCGCCGGCTACAGCCACGAAGAGAACCCGTACTTCAACGGCGGCGAGCAGACCGCGCAGTCCCGACTCTGGTCGGACGGCTACTGGTACGCGCGCCGCGACCTCGAAGGCGAGACGGAGGAGTAGGCCATGAGCCGAGTCAAGATCACCGTCTGCTGCGAAGACTGCGGGCACCGGCAAGAAGTTCTTGGGTCCGAGCACGACGGCGCGCGCTACTTCGGCAGCGGCTACGACTTCTGCGACAAGTGCGAGGGCAAGCCCTACGAGGTTCGGACGGGCTACAAGCTCTTCAGGCGGCGCAAGAAGACCATGTCCCTCGGCCCGCTGTTCATCAACAAGAAGCTCGTGATCGAGCCCGGCGTGACGTATCATGCCGAAGACCACCCGACGAAGGGCTACGCCCACCGCCCCGGGTGGCACATCACCGAGTCCCCAGTCGCCCCGCATCTCAGCGCCAAGGGGCGAGTGTGGGCGGAGGTGGAGTACGGCAAGCACTACATCCACGAGCGCCCCAAGAGCCAGGGTGGGCGCTGGATCATCGCCACGTGGATCCGCGTCATTGGCACCGTCGAAACAACCCGCACCATCAACCCGAAGGAGTAGGACCATGCAAGACCTTGCACAGATCAACCGCGCCAACGAAGCCGCCGTCGCCATCTGGGCGGCCAACAAGACCCGCCAAGAGCGCGTCACCGCCGCCGCCCAGCGCGTCGTCAACGCGGTGATGCGCGAAGAGCAGGAGAAGGCCATCCGTGAGCTGCGCGATGCGCTCTACGGCGTCAACGAACCCGTCGGCGTGCCGGCGTAGCGGTCCAAGGAGGACACCATGAACAAGAGCCAAGACCCCCACTGGAACACCCCCGGACGGGCCAGTGTGAAGGCGTGCTTCACCCAGCAGGAGCGGGCCGATGCGTCCGACAAGCTGCGCGCGCAGGGCTTCAAGCGGCTGTACTACTTCGAGACCCCGAGCGGCATGTTCTGCGTCGAGGGCCTGAGGGACGGCGAGAAGCACGTCGAGGTCAAGGACGAGGAGCTGGCATGAAGAGCAACGAGTCCTTCGTGGTCAACGAAGTGCGCGCACTGAAGATCGCCAGCGACCGGCTGCGCGGCGCCGCCGACGTGGCCGCCAACGTGGCCGCCAACATCGGCCTCACGCGGCCGGAGTACGTGGCCAAGCTGGAGAAGCGCGCCCAGATCATGCGTCAAGCGTCCGAGCTTCTGGCTTCGGCGCGCACCCTCATGGAGGAGTGCCCGTGAAAGCGATCCGCCGCGCCATGCAGGCTGTCGACTCCTGCGCCGACAAGCTCAAGCGAGCGCACCAGCGCACCGACTACCTGGAGCGCCAGTGCGTCACGGTAGGCCACGCTGAAACCCGCCTGCGCCACGAAGAGTCGGCGCGGGTGCTCAAGGCCCTGGACCTGATCCATCAAGCCCAGGCCATTCTCAACGCGCCGATCCCCGAGATGATCGCGCGCGAACTGCGAGGTGAGTCATGAGTCTCGAACGCGCAATCCAGTACGGCAAGGAGCATCGCAAGCAGTACAACGACAGCCGCCGCTTCGACTACTCCTGCCGCCACGGCGGGTCGTGCGACCGCTGCCGGCGCGACCGCACTTTCACCCGCCTGCGCGACGAAGCGCGGGCACGCGACGAGCTGAAGGAGGCCGGGCTATGAGCGAGATCGTCCTCAAGTTCGATCTGCCGAAGCGGTCGAACAAGCTGATGCTCACCGTCCCCAAGGGGGCCAAGGCCCTGCACGTCGGCACGCAGCGCGGCGGGTCGGGCTACGACGAGCCGAAGCTCTGGCTGGTCGCTGACGCGGACGCCTTCGAGCAGCACAAGCACTGCTGGTTCGAGGTGGTCGCCATCTACACCGGGGCGCTCACCCCGCCGGACCTGCCGTACCTGGGCACGGCGATCCTGGCGGGTGGCGCCACCGTCCTGCACTACTTCGGGCGCGTCGTCCCGGGGTGAATCGCATCACCGACGGCCCTGCTCAGGTCGACGGCCATCTGACGGCTGCCAGGACTGGACCCGAAGAAGAAGCCGTTGGCCTGGACAGCGTTGGCCATCACCCACTGCACCGATCCACCCACGACTGACCCGATGGCAGCGGCCAATGACGGGTCGATCGTCAGCTTGGCCCCTCCCAGCAGCGCGAAGCATCCCCACAGCACTGCTCCCACGACCGCGTAGGACAACAGGTTGATCCCGATGCCCAGCCGGAGCACGCCGTCATTACTGGCGTGTGTCTGGCGGGCGTGCGCGGTGTCGCCTATGTACGCCTTCTCCCCCTCCAGCGCGATCTCCTTCTCCCGCAGCCCCGCCTTGATCATCTCCTTCTTCAGCTCGGACTCGGCCTGGATGATGGCCGCCCGGTCCTCGGGCGTCATGCCGGCCGACAGCTTCTCCGCGATGGCGCGCTCGTCGCCCTCTTGCGATCCGGTCGAACCCCCCAGCAGGGTCTCGGCCAGGACTTTCGCCACGCCCCCCGCCAGCGGCCCGCCCAACAGCGTCGCCAGCCCAGGCGCCACGGAGCGCACCGCCCCCTTCCAATCGAACTCCTTCAGGTCCATAGCCTTCTCCTATTGACGGACAGAGACCCATTCACGGGTCGGGACAGCGGCCTTCTTCCGTTCGAGGTGGACTTCCATGCGGAAGGTGATCCCCTCGGTCGGGTGAGTGATCCACAGCGCCTGCTGCGGGATCTCGTAGCCGAAGTTGTTCGAGGCCGCGTATTCGTCGTAGCCCTTGAGGCTGCCGTTCACGATGGTGCGGTTGCCCATGTGGAGCTGGTGCCAGTGCCCGATCATCATGGTGTCGAACTCCATGTCGATCTGGGCGTTGCGGGCGCGCTTCTTCATGTCGCCGCGCGTGACCGGCCCGAGCATCCCGATCATGCCGTCGCCGCCCCGGAACTGGTCGCCGTGGGTGAGCAGGTAGCGGTGCGAGTAGACGGCGAAGAGCGCGTCCGACCCGTCGGGGATCTGGAAGCTGACGCGCTTGTCGTCGGCGAACGTCTTGGCGAGGATCTGGTAGATCAGCCAGTCGAAGTTGTCGTAGACCCGGTCCTTGGCGCGTGGCTTCTTGTGGTTGCGACCGTGGTTGCCGGTGACGCACGGCACGTGGACGCGGCCGAAGCGGTCGGCCAGAGTGGCGATGCACCAGCGCAGCACGCCGATCAGGTCGACCACGATCGGCATGATGGGCCGCTCGTTGGTGATCTCCAGCTCGTCGTGGATCGAGCCCGACACCATGTCGCCACCCAGGGCGAACACGATCCCGTCGTACTTGGGCTTGGCGATATGCCCGAAGCACAGCTCGATGGTGCGCTCGACCAGCCGGCGCGCGCGCTCATGGCCGATCTCCAGGTTGAACTCGTTGACCCCGTTGATCTGGGCCGGGTCGACCGTCTCGCCCCAGTGCCAGTCGGAAGCGAACAGGATCGGCACCCCGGTGACGCCGGCCGACGCGCCGGGCGCGCGCACCAGCCACTGCGGCGGGTCGATCGTGGCCTTGGTCAGTCCGATGATCTTGGACTTGACGTACTCCTCGTCCAAGCTCGGAACCTGCTGAGCCCGTAGGAGCTTCGCGCGCAGCTCGACGACCTGTTCCTCAAGGGAGGCGCCGATCGCGGCTCCTGGGGCTTCCTGGCGGGCCTGGGGGGCACTTCCGTCCACGGTGATCTCCCCGGATTGCAGCATGCGGGCCGCCGCCTGGAGCCGACCTTGCAAAGTCGGACGCGGGATGTTCAGCAGGCGCGCCGCCGCCGACTCGTTGCCGGCCGACCGCAGCGCCGCCAGCGCCTCGATCGCGCGCTCCTTGCTCAGACTCGTGTTCGCCATCACTCCCCCTTCTGGTTAGCCCGTAGGGCTGCGTTCTCGCCCTCAAGGGCGCGGATCTTGCTGGACATCTCGGACAGCAGTTGCTCGAACACGGTGATCACCGCATGCTCCTCCCCCGTGACCTTGTCGTCGTACTTCTTGGCCTGGAGCGCGGCGTCGATCAGGGGGCTGAGCACCACGTGCATCAACTCGTGGATCACGGCCTCCTCGACCTCGGCCGGGCCGGGCTCGTCGCCCCAGCTCTTGCCGATCTCGTAGCGCACGAGCCGGTGCTCGGGGTAGATCGAGACGTTGGCGATGTCCCCCGACGGCCGGCGCCGGCCCTTGACGAAGCGCCAGCTCTTCAGGTGCAGGCGGCTGCGCCACTCGGCCAGCAGCTCGCGGAAGCGGGCCACGTCGGCGTCGGTGATCGGGTGGATGATCTCTTTCTTCACGTGTCACCTAGCTGGGTGTAGGGCGGAAGCGACTTGCCCTCGAACTGGTCGGCCAGGGCCGCCGTGCGCGCGTTCAGGTCGTCCATGAAGGGCACCGAAGCCGGCGGGCGATCGTCGTGGAACTTGCCCTGGATCATCGCGTCGCGCAGCACCGTGAGCGAGGTGAGCGCCTTGGTCACGTGCGACAGGCCACTGCCCGGGTCGATGTCTTCGCCCTCCCACCACGAGAACAGGTGGCGCATCGCCGCGTCGTAGTAGACCGAGGCGCGCACGCCGATGGCGCGGTAGTTGTGGCGGCGGTACTTGTGGGCACCCTCCTGCATGGCCACGCCCATCTCCAGGAGCACGGTCGCCGGCACGCACGACATTGGCGCCTTGCGGATCCCGATCGAGTCCTTGGGGTTGGACTCCTTGATCGATGCGGCGGCGTCGATCGACCCCTTGAGCAGATCCACCAAGTCACCAGCGGTGACCGGGTTGCCGTAGCGGAACCGGGTGGGGCTGGCCCAGGTCCAGGGGCACGAGCTGCGCGTGGCGTGGCGCACGCGAATCGATGGCGCGACCTTGCTCTTCTCCTCGATGATGTACAGATCACCAGCCACTAGCGCGGCGTGTTGGTGACTATCAACGCAGACCACTGTGTCGCCCACCTTAAATTCATCGAAGTCTCTCACAGCGCCACCCCCAGGTCTTGCGGGAACAGATACTCGACGTGGATCGGCCATCGGCGACAGAACGCGATCTCCTCCTGCACGCCCTTCGACTCCTTCCACCCGTCGATCATGAGCACGAGCATCTGATCGCAGTGCTGAAGGATGGCGAAGTCCTGCTCCAGCCAGAACTCGTGGTCAACGGAGCTTCCAATGAGCTGCCCGATGCGGTGCGAGTGGGCGATGGGAGCGAAGACCTTGTGGCCACGCTTCATCAGGACGCCAGCGGCAGCACATGCCAGCTCGTAGCGGTGGTGCATCACGTCGGGATCGGGGTGCGAGTACGGGCTTGCCAGATAGGTAAGCATTGGGCGCCTCCTTGCGCTTGTGTGCGAACGATGCTTGCTGTTACGGGTACTGCCTGCGGTCCAGCTCGAAGTGGGGTCCATCCTTGAACGTGCGCCAATCGCCTCCCCAGACAATCGGCACCTCCGCCTCGGCGGCTGCTGCCTTCACGATGTCGGCCAGCTTCTTGTAGAGCGGCCAGTCCCATCGCACTTGCTCCCAGACCGTGACCGCGAGGTCGACGGCGTGGCCGGTGAGGTGCCGGCTGTTCATGGTGCGGGTGGCGCCGGCCTTCAGCAACTCGCGCTGCCTCGACTCGGTGCGCAGTCCCTCGGTCACGATGAACCCGACACCTTCGGTCATGTCGATCCTGTCGGCCGCCATCCTGATGACGAGCACGAGGTCGTGATGCACCCCGGCGAGGTTCTTGTTGGAGCGTTCGCTCAGGATCATGGCTTGAACACGATCCAGCCCTTCGCCATGCCGAAGCCGACGACGAAGAGTCCGACCCAGACGAAGAATCGGGTGACGACTGAGCGACCGACCTGCCGGTAGAACTCGTTGCTCACCTCCTTCACTGCGAGCTTGGCGGCGATCTTTGCGATCGTCATCTCGCGCTCGGTCAGCTTGATCTCGTGACCGACGATGTGATCGTGGTGGCCCTCGGTCACCTCCTGGATGTCGGACATTCTTGGCTCCCTTTCGCTGCTGTAACCGTCCATCTCACCTCCGCGCGGAGCATACTATGCCCACTTTAGGTTGGAAACCAGTAGGTCTTGACTGGCGAGGTCTCATCCACTGAATCCCTCGTAGCATACACGAAGGATCCCCCGTTGGGTTGACCGCTCGGCCGGCGAAGCACGTGGCCGTAGCGTTCGAGGTTCGAGAGGCGCCTGCTGTAGTCCTTGGCGATCTCGGTCAGGGCATCGCCCCCCACGGTAGGGTTCGCCCTGGCGGCGAGGTCTCGGCACGTCACCCACTCGCCCTTCTGGACGTGGCGGCGCATCAGTCCGATGAAGCTGGGCTTCCTCCGCTTGGGCTTTCTCACAGCAGCCCCTTCGCCGCCAGGATGGCCCGGGTCTCCTCGACCGCGCGCGTGAACTCCATCTCGATCATCTCCTTGGTGAGCCCTGGCCATCTTGCGCGGCCGTCGAGCAGGTCATGGCAGTGGAAGCAGCCGAAGGCGCCCTTGTCGTCGTCGGCCTTCTGGGCGCCACCCTTGCCGTCGACCGATCGGTTGGAGTGGCACAGCACCGTGGTGGCGGTGTCGTTGCGGCAGCCGGGCAGGCGCAGCGTGCAGTCCTGGTCGCGCGCCGCCGCCCGGATCTTGGGCGAGCGCACAGGCACGCGCTTGGGGAATCTCACCAGCCCTCCAGGTGCTTCGAGTACGGGACGCGGACGTGCTCATGGAACAGCTTGGCCGCTGACGGGTTCGAGTCCAGCTCGCTGCGCGACTTCACGTTGCAGACCACCCGGATCCACTCGGCCGCCACCGTGGCGGGCTCGTCCGTCATCGCCAGCGCCTCGGCCCGGGTCCACGTGGCCGCGTCAGTGTCGCGCACCCAGTCCCAGAACTTCTCCTGCCCGCAGAACAGAGCGGCCAGCTTGGTCAGTGATCCGCCGCGCTTGTCGCTCTGGCTGACGGGCTGCTCGCTGTCGCCGATCTCGACCAGGACCGCCATCATGCGGTGGCCCGCCTGCTTCCCCTTGGCCACCGTCAGGTTGCGGAAGGCTTCGAGCGCGTCGGCGTCCGGCAGGAAGAAGGTGACCTTCGCTCCGCCGTTGTGGCTCTCGCTCCAGCCGGCCAGCATCAGCTCGCCCTTGTAGACCGTCACGTCGTCCAGGTTCATTCCGGCTCCTCGCAGCGCAGCTCGTACTTCGGGACGATCGTCTCTCCAACGACCACGCGCTTGCAGTTGGCCCCCTCCTTGATCACCGCGTTGACGCGCAGCGGGAAGCCCTCCATGCGGAACGTCCGCATGCCGAACTCGCTGTCGGCCAAGTCCTCGGACTTGTTGAAGCGCCCGCCCGCCACCTCTTCCAAGGACTCAAGGATCGGCTCGATGTCGCGCATGTTCTCGACATCGCGGATCGTGATACAGCCTTCTTCGAGGTACATCGAGAACGACGTGCTCTTGGGCAGCAGTCGCAGCACTGGCGACAGCCGCGACAGCGCGGACTTCCACTCGGCCTTGGAGCTTGTGGCTTGCTCCAGCCACCTCGTTCGCTCGGCGATCAGTTTGTCCAGTGCCTTCTCTACATCTGCCTTGACGATGCCCATCACTCCTCCTTGATCAGGCCCCCATCGCTCAGCACGATGGAGCAGCCGGTTACGTCGACCGCCTCGCGCCTGAACTCCAAGAACGTCTTGCGTAGGCAGCGGTACAAGCGATCACCACCCAATGAGTATACCACGAACTCCCTCCCTCCCGACTCGATGAGCCCTACCACTCGTCGGCTGAAGCGCGAGTCGGTGTAGGTCTGGCCGGGGGCGATCTCGATGCGGCGCATGGCGTCTCCTCAGTCTGCCCAGTCGGTGCCGGGCGTTTCAGGCATGACGACGGACGACAGGATGTCGGTCCGGGTCATCAGGCGATTCATCAGGCTGTACGCCGCGAGCTGGCCGGCGCCGTTCCTGTCGTTGTCGGCGAAGACGGTGACGCTCCTGGCGTCGACCGGCGGCTCGAAGCTGACCATGCCCGAGGTGGAGATGGCCGCCCACACCGGCATCTTGAACTTGCCAGCCGCCGCGAGCGCGCTCTCGATTCCCTCGGCCACGCCCATCACGGCGTCGGCAGGGGACAGGCGGATGGCCGCGCCAGCGATCGACTCGACGCAGGTCATCAGCTTCTTGGCCATCGGCACGGGCGCCTTGTGCCCGTCGCTCGTCAGGTAGGTGCGGTGCAGGCCGACCACCCGGTTGCCCAGCCACACCGCCGCGATCATGGTCGGGTAGTTGCCGAGCAGCGCCTCGCCGTCGTAGTACGGCAGCCCGGGGTGACAGCGCAGCATGGTCCCCTGCGGCAGGTAGCCCAGGCGGCGGCGCAGGTACAGGCCGACGGCGTCGTTCGCTTCGAGCGGCGCGGCGCCCTGCCAGACCCGGCGGATGCGCTGCATCTCGCGGGCGTAGTCCTTCGGCTTGGCCACCTTGCCCTCGACCGCCTGCGGCAGCAGCGACTCGACCCGCTTCACGGCCTCACCCAGCGGCAGCCCGGTGTAGCGCATGACCAAGCCCAGGCCGTCGCCAGCGCCGCAGTGCGTGCAGATCCACGAGCCCGAGCCGCCCTTGTCGTCGAACCGGAAGGACTTCTTGCCCTTGCAGCCCAGCGGGCAGGGGCCGTGCCGGTTGCGCAGCGCCTCTGGCGGGACGCCCAGAGCAGCCAGGATGGATGGCCACTTGCCAATGGCCCGGGTGCCGGCGCGTTCGGTGTACTTCATGCTGCCTTCTGCCGCTTCGAGTAGCGGATCATCTGCGACGTGATCCAGCGGTTCGTCTCGGGCGACGGCTCGATCGGGTAGTCCTGCATGCCCTTGGGCCACACATCGAACCGCTCACGGTACTGGCGCGCCACCCAGCCCGGCTTGAAGCCGCGCTTGCGCTGGATGAACAGCAGCTCGGAGTAGAACTTCTGCTTGTCCATCATGGTCGGCTTGGGCGTCTTCTCCATCTTCTTCAGCTCGCCGTCGCCGACCTCCTCCTTGTGCTTGCGCACGCGCTTGTGGCCGCACCGCTCGCACGGGTTCTTGCCGTGCGGGTCGACGAAGCCACACTCGGGGCAGCGCACAGCCTTGGGCTCGTCCGCCTCTTGCGACTCGCCGCCCTCCGTGGTGCGCGGCTTGCCGTCGTCCAGCTCGTAGTCGCGGTCGTCCGTCGGGAAGCCGAGCTTCAGCACGGTGCCCGAGTGGTCGAGGATCAGGGCCTTGTCCTTGCCGGGGAAGGGGCGCAGCACGCGCCCGGCCATCTGGACGTAGCGGATCATGGACTTGGTCGGCCGCGCCAGGATCATCGTGCGGATCGACGGCTGGTCCCAGCCCTCGGCGAGCAGCGCGGCGCACGAGATCACCGTGGTCTTGCCCGAGTCGACGCTGGCCAGGATCGCCTTGCGCTCATCGTGGTCGCAGTAGGCGTCGATGTGGCGCGCCGTGACGCCGGCCCGCGTGAACTCCTCGACGATGGCCTGCGAGTGCGCGATGCTCGACGCGAACACCACCGTGGGCGTGCCGTTGGCGAGGCGCTTCCAGTGCTCGACGATGTCGCCGACTAGCTTGGGCTTGTTGACCGCCTTGCCCAGCTCGCTCTCGACGTAGTCGATCTCGCCGAACTGGTTGCGCTGGGTCCGCACGCCGCTCAGGTCGATCTCGGCCGGGGCGTAGACATCGCAGTCCACGAGGTGACCCTCGGCGATGAGCTGCGAGTAGTGGGCCGCGACCACGGCGCCCTGGAACAGCTCGCCCTCCAGGTCGGGGTCGTAGCGCCCCATGCCGCGCGACCAGGGCGTTGCCGTCAGCCCGAGCACAACAGCCTTCGGGTTAGACTTGATCACGGACAGGTAGTCCTTCGAGCCGGGCACCGCGTGCGCCTCGTCGATCACGATCACGTCGAACGCATCGGGCAGGCCGCGCCGCGCGATGGTCTGGATCGAGCCAACGATCACAGGCAGGTACTCGCGGCGGGAGTCCGCGCCACGCATGATGCCGTGCTCGATGCCGGCGCGGGTCAGGCGCTCGGAGAACTGCTGCACGAGCTGCACGCGGTTGACCGCGAACAGGACGCGCCGCTTGCGCTGGCAGGCCGACGCGATGATGTCGTGCCCCATGACGCTCTTGCCGGCCCCGGTGGGGGCGACAAGCACCTGCCGCAGCAGGCCGCTGGCGAACCCCTGGCGCAGGCCGTTGATCGCGCTGTGCTGGTACTCTCTCAAGACTGGACGCATGACTGTACTCACCTCGGAAGGGGCTCCAGTATAGCGCAACCCAGGCGGTGCATCCTGCCGTCCGTCGGGCGGGCCGCGTTTCACGATGTGGAATTTCGATCGTCGCGGGCGCAAGGCAAGCCAAGGGGGTGAAGGGGCCACCGCCCGCCTCTGCCGGGGTGCCCGGCTCGGGCCTCGCTCTCGCGCGACATTCCTCTTCCAGCGGCCCCACTTAACTCCGGGAGGGGTGTCCCCAGACTTCACTCATTTCCGCTGTTCGTGTGGTCCCTGTCGAAGGCCACTGCGCCGGCTTGCCAGTAAGCGCACCCGGTTTTCTTCCACGCCGGCCCAGGCTTGGCCGCTTGCTTACGGTGTGGAGTACCGTCGATCGATTGCGACCCGCAGGGTTTACCGCGAGTCATTCATGGGGTTGGGACCATACACCAAAACCGGGCCGGCGCGCAACAGGGTCTCCCCAACATTCCACATTGTGAAACGCATTCCACATTGTGAAACGCAGGATTCCCTTCGAGGTATTGCTCCAACCGGGTTAGCCTCAGGTAGTGTTCTCCTGTGCGGTTGTCGCACCCCATAGGAGGCACCATGAAGAAGACCAAGGCTCCGGCCCGGATCACCCTGCGCGAGTTGCTGCTCAAGCTCGACCGCTACCAGAAGCTGCAACTCGCCGCCGCTCTCGACACCTCGCTCGGCTACCTGCGCAAGCTCGCCTACGGCCAGTGCGAGCCCTCGATGTCGATGTTCCGCAAGCTGCGCGAGATCGACCCGCGCATCGACGAGAACTCGTTCGGCGAGCCGGCGCGCCTCGAAGCCCTGCGCCAGAAGGAAGAAGCGGCCCTGTCGTGAAGCACGAAGAAGACCTGGAGCAGGCGGCGCTGATGCGCTGGGCTGCTCTCCAGCAGAAGGTCTGGCCCGAGCTGAAGTGGCTGCACCACATCCCCAACGGCGGGCACCGCACGAAGGCCACGGCCGCGCGGCTCAAGGCGCTCGGCGTCAAGCCGGGCGTGTCCGACCTTTTCCTTCCGGTCCCTCGACACGGCAGGCACGGCCTGTACATCGAGATGAAGTCGAAGACGGGGCGGATGTCGCCTGAGCAGATGGAGTTCGGGCAAGACATGGCGAACACCGGCTACGCCGTGTACATCTGCCGCAGCTTCGATCAGGCGCGCCACACCATCATGGGCTACCTCTTCGAGGACACCATCCCGGAGTCGCCGTGGGTGCATTGATGCGCTGGGCTCTCGTCATCCTCTGGCTCGGGCTGGGCGTGCGCGAGATCGCCGCCGGCCCGAGCACGCTGGAGGGATGCGCGCCGATCCTGGAGGCTATCCAGGCCGAAGAGCGCGACGCGGTGAGCCCGGGCGACGTGGCCGAGTACGCGCGCCAGCTCCGCGCCCTGGCGCTGCGCCAGCAGGCCGAGCTGCGATCTGCATGCGAGCCGACGAACGGTCGGTTTTAGATACCGGATTGGTGTATAGTTCGATCTCGTCAAGCGAAGTTGAACCGAGGAGATGAGATGGACCACCCCGACCTGATTCCCGCTGCACCCGACCTTCGTCAGGCCAAGCTCTACGCCGCGCTGGCCAAGGCACAAGCGGCCTACCCGGCGATCCCGAAGAACCGCACCGTCACGATCAAGCCGCGCGACAAGTCGCCCTACAGCTTCCGCTACGCCGACCTCGAAGGCATTCTGTCCGCCACGCGCAAGCCGCTGTCGGACAACGGCCTCGCGCTGGTCCAGTACCTGAACAGCGACGGCAAGGAAGCGAGCCTGTTCACGCAGTTGGTCCACGCCGACGGCGGCTCGATCACCTCGGTCGTGCGCCTGCCCTCGGGCTCGGACTCCGACCCGAAGACGTTCGGCGGGCTGGTCACCTACTACCGTCGCTACGCCGCCTGCCCGATGCTCGGCGTCGCGGCGGACGATGACCTCGACGAGAACGGCGAGGGCGCGCAGTCGGAGGAGGACACGCTGCTGGCGCTCACCAAGAACGCCCGCGCCGAAGCGCAGCGCGGGGTCGAGAGCTACGTGAAGTTCTGGACCACGATGCTCACCAACGAACAGCGCAAGGCCCTGCTGGAGCATCACGAGGGCTTCAAGAAGATCGCCGACGGCGTCGACAAGGCCAAGGCCAAGGCAGCGGCCAAGGCTGAGTCCAAGCCGGCGGATCCGGTTGCGAGCGGCGGGGCGGACCCAGCCCAAGGGTAGCCGCGAAAGCCGTCGGTCCCCCGCCCGCACAATGGGCGCCCGGCGGTCATGCAAGGTGGGAGGCAGCCGGGAGAGACCGGCCCACTCAAGGAGGTGTCGATGAAGCTCAAGCTGATGTCTTTGGCCCTGCTGCTGCTCTCCGGCACGGCCCACCCTCAGGCTATTCAGTGGCGGCTGATCGGCACCTCCACCTCTTTCGAGCGCAACGTCACCGCGTGCTACTACGAGGGGCGCACCGCCGATGGATCCACCGTGACAGCCACCCGCTTCGTGCGCGGGTTTGTCTGTCCTCTCATGCCCTAAGGAGCAGTCATGGAACAAGGCACCGCTGAATGGAAGGCACTGCGCGCCGGCAAAGCCACCGCGTCGATGTTCGCTGACGCGATCGCATTCAAGAAGGACGGCACCGAGATGGCCGTGCGTCGCGACTACCGCACGCAGCTCGTGGTCGAGCGCCTAACCGGCAAGGAGTACGGCGGCTTCACCACCTTCGCCATGCGCGAGGGCATCGAGCGCGAGCCCCTGGCGCGCACGCTCTTCGAGGCGACCACCGGGCACTACGTGCAGCAGATCGCCTTCATCGAGCACCCCGAGCTGTTGGCCGGGTGCAGCCCCGATGGTCTGATCGGCGACCACGCGGGCGTCGAGATCAAGTGCCCGCAGCCTCCGAAGCACTTCGAGTACCTGAGCCTCGCCCCCGGCGCCGCGCCGGCCGAGTACATGCCGCAGGTCCAGGGCGCGTTGTGGCTGACCGGCCGCCAGTCCTGGTACTTCGCGTCCTTCAACCCCGACTTCCCCGAGCCGCTGCGCCTCGTGGTGCGCCACGTGCAGCGCGACGAGAAGTACATCCAGGCGCTCGACGTTGGCCTGCGCCAGTTCCTCGACGAGGTCGACCGCGACTACGTCACCGCCCTCAACTTCACCGGAGCCATCCATGTCTAGCACCGACACCCAGCAAGTCGACCCCGCGTTCCGCGCGCGCTTCGACGCCGCCGCCGTGACCCACGAGCAGGAGATCGACCTCGTGTTCCTGGGGCGCGGCATCCAGCGCCTCGCTGCCATCGTCCACGACCACGCCGTCAAGAAGGGCTGGTGGCTGGGCGAGCGCAACGATGGCGAGCTGATCGCCCTCACGCACAGCGAGCTGAGCGAAGCCCTGGAGGGCCTGCGCCACGGCAACCCGCCGAGCGACAAGATCCCCGCCTTCAGCTCGGCCGAGGAAGAGCTGGCCGACACGATCATCCGCGTGCTCGATCACGGCGCGGCGCGCGGCTGGGACATCGGCGGCGCCATCGTGGCGAAGCTGATCTACAACCAGGGCCGGGCGTACCGCCACGGCGGGAAGGAGTTCTAGCATGATCCTCGCCCGCCCTGGAAGCGGCGACTCCTGGTACGCGCAGATCCGCGCGGACGGGACCATCGTCCTGAACCCGAAGGTGGCCAACGCCCGCGAGCTGTTGGCCTCCGACATGCCGAACCTTGCTGCCGCCCTGGCTGCTCAGGAAGAGGCCGACGACACCTTCGACCGCGTGTCCAAGCTGCTCAAGAAGAAGGGGGCGCTGGCCGGCGAGGATGCCGACGTGTTCGAGAAGGTCGACAAGATCCTGAAGAAGAGGGGGAAGAAGTGACGCGCTACGTAGAAGTCGACGGCCTGCCGATGTCTCGCACGATGGTAGGCAAGGGGCCGACGCGCCGCCCGTGGGGCACGCGCATCATCGGGACCGAGAAGGTGCTGGGCGACAGCGAGCCGGCGATCGTGGTGGCCAACGTGCCCGCGCTCAAGCCGCGCCGCGACCCGCGCGACCCGCGCAAGGGTGGGCGCCCGATCAAGCTCGTGCCGCCCAGCCCGATCGTGCGCGAGCTGATGGGCATCGTGACCGCCGTTCGTCTGAAAGTGCCCCTGTCGGTGCGCGGCCGTGGTATCCTGTACGGGTACATGAACAACCACATCGAAGGAGCGCAGTCATGGCATCAGTGAACAAGGTCATCGTGCTGGGCAACCTGGGCAAGGATCCCGAGGTTCGCTACACGCAGAGCGGCACGGCGGTGGCGACCCTGTCGCTGGCCACCACCCGCTCGTACAAGGACAAGAACGACGAGCGCGTCGAGGAGACGGAGTGGCACCGCGTCGTGCTGTTTGGTCGCACCGCCGAGATTGCTGGCGAGTACGTCAGGAAGGGCGAGCCGCTGTTCGTCGAGGGCTACCTGAAGACGCGCAAGTGGACCGACAAGGAAGGCGTCGAGAAGTACACCACCGAGATCGTGGGCGACAACATCCAGCTCCTCGGCGGCAAGAAGGGTGGCGGCGACGAGAAGCCCGCCCAGCGCAGCAAGCCCGCACAGACTCAGCGCCAGATCGCGGAGGAGGACGACGACATCCCGTTCTAGGCGCGCAGAATCCGACAGCCCGGCTACCCGTGCACTGCGTTCATGACAGTGGTGTGAGTACGGTGAGAGGATCGAGCCGCGCCGGGCCTCCAGCAGTAGATCAACTGCCGACCGGGTGGAAGGCCCGGGCTTATTGACTTGACCTGCGCCATTGGAGCGCGCAGGGCCGCCCCGGCGAGGGAGCCGCCATGAGCCGCAGGTGCGAGAAGCCTGCCCCGCAAGACGGTAAGCGGGCCACCAACCACAAGGAGAGCGCCATGCTGAGCTACATGCACTACCGAATCAGTCGAGCCCTGGGTAAGATCAAAGAGGCTTTCTTCAAGGTCGTCGAAGTCCCCGAGAACGCGATCCTCGCGCTGGGCGTCGTGCTCATCGTGGCCCTCCTCCTGGCCTTTGGTGGGAAGGCGAACGCGGCCGAGATCGACAACGTGATCGCGGTCAGCGAGGTCTCGCAGGGGCGCGACGGCTCGCAGATCCAGTTCATCCTGACCACACTCCAGTTCCCCGACAAGTGCAAGAACGGCCTCACCGCGATCGGCACCACGCGCCGCGACCAGAACTCGCCTGACACCCTGGCCATTGGCTGCTGGGCGCCGGCTGACAAGGGCATCGCGATCTGGGACTCGGGCGGCAGCCCGGCGGACGCGATCATCCTGCCGCGCGAGAAGTTCTTCAAGCCGACTCGCAAGGGCACGAGCGTCTGATGTACTGGAGGCAGCTCAGCGACTACGCCTTCACCGACGGCAAGGTGAACATCGTGAAGTCGCTGGAGGCTGGGGTGCCTCGCTACATGATCGCGGTGCTCCCGGAGTTCCCGAAGCAGCCAACCCGCTCGTGGCACGGGCCGTTCGACTCCTCCAAGGAGGCGGCGGCCTTCTACCGCGACAACACCGAGGCCGTCCTGGCGGCCGACCGCAACCTGAAGGTGGCCTGATGGAAAGCCCGCTCACCCCGTCGCTGCTTCGCCTTGCGATCGACACCGCGATCAGGGGTGACACCATGACGTTCTACGCCGAGCGCGACTGGGAGCCCGGCGAGGGCTTCCCAGGCTACAGCGTGCGCTCGACGGGCGACTTGCTGCCGGACTACAAGATCATCGAGTGCGACCCGTTCGACCTCGTGGCGTATCTCGTCGACGCGGGGGTGGGCAAGAGCCTGCCCATCCCCGTTCGTCGCCTATAGCTTCTTCCTCAGGGTCTCGCTGGCCTTCTCCAGCTTCTGCTTCTCCCGCTCGACGCGGCGATCGAACTCCGACTGGCTGATTCCGTTGCGCGACAGCTCTCGGGCGAGGCCCTTGATGTTGTTCTGGATCTCGCGCTGGGCCTGCTGGAAGTCCTGCACCGCGCGCAGCCGCAGCGCATCCTCGGGGTAGGCCCGAGCCTTCACGCCGACCGACGACAGCGCCGCCGTGGCGAGCGACTGGTCGCGCCCGAAGGCGTCCGTGCGGCCCGTGCCGGCGTCGAGCAGGCCGGTCCAGGCGTAGGTCTGGAGCTGGCCACGGTCCGTGCCCGGGATGATCGTGCCCGGCCCAGGCAGCGGCAGGTTCGGCGCGAACGCCTTGAACAGGTGGTCGACCACCTTCGCCGTCGCCTCGGTCTTCGTGTCGGTGTCCTTCACGATCTCGCGCCCGGTGAAGCTGGACTTGTTCGAGAAGAACTCCATCATGATCGAGAGCGGGCCGGAGACCGACAGCCAGCTCGGCACCGGCAGCGCGGCCTGCGACTGGTTCAGGTCGACCATGTCCCCGCCCGGCACCCAACGGCGAGCGTCCAGGAACACGGGTGAGCCGTGCGCGTCGTTCCACGGCATGCGGATCAGGCGCGGGAACACGCCCAGCAGGCGCCCATCCAGCTCGTCGGGCAGCAGCTTGCGCTCGCGGTCCTCGTCGTCCCCGCCCAGGCCGAGCATGGCGTAGGCCGCCGCGTTGAGGGCGTAGCCCACGGCGAGGTACTTGGCGAACTTCCACGGCTTGTGGGCCGCCGCGTTGAGCATCATCGGGATCGCCCGGTACGAGAACGCGATGAACGGGAGCACCGAGCGCCGCGCGGCCTGGATCCAGGGGGCGTTGATGTTGTAGTCGAGGAAGCTGTCGCGCGCCGCCTTGCCGGCCTCGCGGTCGGGCTTGCCCGCCTCGGTCTCGCGCATGAACTTCGCCAGCCGGAAGACGGAGTCCTCGCTCTGGTACGCGCGCATCATCAGCTCGAACGGCTTCTTCACCCAGGCCGCCTTCTCCAGCGCGGCCTTGCCAGCGGTGAGCACGTGGCCGTGCATGGCGAGGTTGACGATCTGGCTCGCCTTGAGCAGGCCCAGCTCGTTGTTCTCGACCTTCTCCAGCTCGGCGAGCAGGGGCTCGATGTAGAGCTGGCTCAGCTCGATGTTGGCGAACGAGCCGTAGTCCGCGCCGCTGTCCTCGAAGCGATCGATCAGGGCCTTGGCCGCTGCGTCGCCGCGCTTGGCCGCCACGATCACGCGCATCGCCTTGACGAGGTCGCGCGCCCGCACCTCGGCGAGGTCGGCCATCACGAAGTTGGACATCACGTTGTTGGTGTGGACCGCAGGCGACAGGGCCGTCTTCGACAGCTTCCAGTTGCGCACGAGCGCATCCCACGCCGCGCTCGTGGCGTCCGCCGGGCGCGCGAGCTGGTTGCGGATGTCGTTCCACACCGGGGCCGGGATGATCTTGCCGGCCAGCGCGCCGTACTTCTTCAGCTTGGTGCCGGCGATCTCGGTGTCGGGCACGCGCACGAACTCGTCGGGCTTGAACGCCTGGGTCGCCCAGTACCCGGTCGACGGATCACCGATGATCTTGTCGGCTGGCGCGTCCTCGGTCGAGTAGGTGTCGGCCACCCACTTCAGGAACTTGGCATTCTCGATGTCGCGGATCCCGTTGATCACGGTCTTGGCGAAGGCGAAGCGCACCTCCTCGATCTCGCCCAGCTTGTGCCGCTCCTCGGCGGTCATGTCGCGCCAGAGCCCGACCTTGTTGCCCGGGCGGTCCAGCCAGCGCGCCTCCCAGGTGTCGGCCTTGGTGTAGCCCTTCGGGCCGGCGGCGCCGTGCTTGACGTAGCGCACCGCCGTGACCTTGCCGCTGGGGCTGCGCGCCTCCCAACGGTCGAGCAGGTCGCCTTCCTTGATCTCGTCGATCGCCTGCACGAGCGAGTCCGCCTTCACGTCGTGGCGGATGCCGCGCCCCTTGAAGTTCTCGGCCCGGATGGCTGCCGCGCGCTTGGCTGCTGCGCCGGCCGCCGCCCCAGGCTTCATGTGCGCCTCGTAGATCCGGTGCAGGTAGGCCATCTTGTTGCGCTCGTAGCTGTCGGGCGTGAGCAGCCCCGCCGACACCGCCTCGCGGCCCAGCGTGTCGATCAGCGACTTCATGTTGCGCAGCGTGGCGCGGTCGTCGGCCGGGATCTGGGCCAGGAGTTGCTGCTCCAGCTCGGTGTCCGGCTTCTCGGCCATCCACAGGTAGGCCACCCGGGACTGCTCGCGGGTGAGCCCGGCCAGCGAGTCCAGCAGGTTCTTGGTCTCGCGCAGCACCTTGTTGACCGCCGCCGTCCGGTCGATCTTGGCGTCCAGGTACATGCCCTCCAGGCCGAAGTCGGACACGAGCCCGTGCTTGACCCGGTCCGGGACGATCCTGGCGCCCTGCCGGATCAGGTAGTCGTAGGCGGGGCCGGAGAGCAGCCGCCCGACCCAACCCATGCCGAGCTTGAACGCGCCGTCCAGAAGGCCCGTCCTGGCCGCCGGAGAGGCATTCGCTGGGGCTTGGGTAGCCCGGGATTGCAGCCCGGCGGCCCGGACAAACTGGACAGGTACGTCCGAGTTGAGGACCACGGCCACGCCGGACAGGCCGTCGACGTAGCCGTCGTAGCCCGCCTTCAGCAGGGCCATCTCCCAGGCGTTGCGGGTGCCCGCCTCGTCGCGGATGAAGATCCCGGACTGAGTCCAGCCCACCGGCTCGACCTTGATCGACGGGGAGATCCCCGACTTCCAGAGGTTTGCCAGCCGCACCTCGTGCCGGTTCGGGCCGAGCCCGCCCTCGCGTAGCGGGATGGTGCCGTTGTCGCGCTGGGTGTAGAAGTAGACCCGGCGGCGGATCTCCTCGGGCGCGTCCTTCAGGCGCTCAGCCTCGGCGCCACGGATGCCCTGGCCGTACATGAAGCCCGACAGCTCGGAGAGCTGGCCGTGACTCCAGTGCCACGCATTGACCGACACCGAGCCCGGCGCCGGCTTGCGGCGGCTGAACTCTACGACGCCGGATCCTCCGCCAGTTGCTGCAACGGAGTGGAGCCCGAGTCGTCGACGAGGCCCTTGGGCAACGGGTTCTCCGCTCCCTGCTCCACCGTCCCGGCCAGCGCCTGATAGACCGAGGTCTTCATGGGCACCCTGTTCTTCTTCATCCAGTTGATGATGTGCTGCTGTCCAACTTGGAGTGTTGATTCCGTCGGCATCTGCCACCTCCTTCAGCTCTTCGCGAACCCGATCCAGGGTCATGCGGCCCCGCTTGTACTGATTCCACAGCGCCTCCACCGGGGCCGAGGTGGTGCGCTTGTCGGCCGCGCGGAACATGCCACGGATGGCCTCCCACGTGATCGACTGCATCTCTCGCGGGAGGATACCACGTTCGGCCGCCGCGCGCCGGTACGCCTCGGCGAAGATCCCGTAGGTGCCCCTCGACCCAATGATGATCGAGGTGACCGGGCCGCGCTCGCCCTTCTCGTTGTTGCCGAAGGCGTTGTTCACCTCGGCGGAGTTGGACGACATCGGGCGCAGCGTCGCCACGCCGACCGCGTGGGTGTCGACGGTGATCGCGTAGGGGTCGTTCGGGTCGATCAGGTTGGTGTAGAAGTTGCGCACCTTGTGACCGCTGCCGAGCTGGGTCGAGATGTTCTCCATCGAGCCGTCGCGCAGCACGGACACGGCGGCGGCGACCGTGGCGTTGCTGCCCCACTGCACTGAGGCCGGCGTCTCGCCATCGTCGTTCATCGCGAGGCCAAGGGTCTCACCCTCGGGCGAGATCGCGCGGTAGGTGCGAGCGTTGTACGCCTCGTCGAACGCACGGATCCAGGCCGCAGCTTCCAAGGGGTCGGTCATCTCGGAGAGCTTCTTGCCGTCGATCCTGGTGGCCAGCTTGAGCTGCGTCGCGCGCCCGTCCGCCGACTGCTCGGTGCGATCGGCCGTCGCCGCCATGAACATCTCGTGCGTGGCGGTGAAGTCCTGGCGATGCTTCCAGATGTCGAGCACGCGGCGAGCGAGCGACACGTTCACGAACCAGTCGCGCTGCGGGCTGAGCACCGCGATGAGCGCGGCGCCCTGCTCGGGCGAGATGCCGTAGAACTTGCCCATCTGGCGGGCGATCTTGTTGCCACCGACGTACCAGAGCTTCGCGCGCTCGCGCACCGCCGGCAGGGTCTGGTCGTAAAGCCAGAGGATGTTCGACTTGAAGTGCTCGACCGCCGCCTCGATGGTCTCGGCCGGGGTGCGTCCCTGCTTCGGGCGGATGTTCGCCATCTTCTCCATCAGCTCGGCGTGGACCTGCACGCCCTTCGGGCCGAGCCCGAGGATCTGGTCAATCCCCACCGAGACGCGCTGCTTCATCGGGTCGAGCCACGTGCGATCGGGGCTCGCCGTAATGGCCGCAGTGCTGACCTGCGTGCCGGTGCGCTCGGGCGAGAGCGAGATCCGCATCAGCGCGCGCGCTTGGTCGCGCAGCCCGTCGAGCGCGTCCTGGTCAGCCTCGGGCAGCGAGTCGCGCGCCGCCTTGTAGTCCTTCTTGTCGAGGAAGGAGAAGCCGCGCTGCGCCACCGACACCTTGGCCGGGCCGAAGTGCGCTTGCAGCTTGGGCAGGGACTTCGCAGCGTCGTCGACCAGGAACTCCATCATGCCGTCGCCGGAGCTGGTGAACCCGATGAACTCCTTCTTGTTGCCCGGCAGGGACTTGTACAGCGCCTCGCCGTCCTGGCCGTCGGCCAGCTCGACCACGATCGCATCCTGCGCGCCCTTGGCGGACACGTGCAGGCCGGCGTCCTGATCGAACACGTAGGCCACCGCCGCCGCGATGCGCTGAGCCTCGACCGTGGACGCGCTTGGCAGCTTCAGTGCGACCGAGGGATTCACGTCGCCCATCCAGCCGCCGACCGTGGACTGCACGCTGGCCTTGGCGGTGGTGAACAGCTCGGCCACCGCCGGCACGATCGCCTTGGATAGCGCGAGCGTGATCTCCGCGCGGCGCGCGAGCGGCAGCTTGTCCCACTCGCCCTTGATCGCGGCGTTGCCGCCCGGCGCCACCTCGAAGGCGGCGTTCTCGGCCGACCACCGCTTCTTCGAGAAGAGCGGCAGCCCACCCAGCGCGGACTTGCGCATCTCGGGCGTGATGTCGAAGCCGAGCTGCTCCATCTTGAAGCGTTGCTCGCGCTTGGCCCTCATGTCCTCGATCCACTGCTCGGCCTCGGCGCGCGTCTTCACGGTGGTAGTGATGCGGCGCTCTCCGACCCCAAGCGCGGCGCGCCACGCTCCGCTCGCCTGTTGGGCGATGTCGACATCCGAAGGCTGCCGTCTTTCGGTCTCGGCAAAGGGCCACGGACTGCCGCGAGACAGATCCTCGGCCGGCTCCATCACGGTCATCGGGTAGAGCTTCCCGCCGCCGAGCTTCTTGAGCATGGCATTCACGGCGTTCGGCACGATCTTGTTGTAAAACCCAACCATCCCATCGCCGCCAATGGTCAGGCCGTCACCCTCAAGGGACCGAATGCCTCGACCGTCAGCCTCCGACGAAAGAAGCCGCCTTGCAAGCTCCTTGCCAACCGTCTTCTCGATCACATCTGGGGTTGCATTGTCGATCGTTTTCAGCGGGTCGGCCTCGTCATCGATGGTCTTCCCGGGCTCCGTGACGACCAACGTGCCGGCGCCAACCCCGTCCTTGACGAAGTAGACCCCGCCCACCCGGTCGCGGAGCTGGTACAGCTTCACCGCCTGATCTCCGTTGATGAAGGCGACCTTGTCGTAGCCCTCGTCGACGGCCATCTTAATGAGGCGCTTTAGCGCAAGGTCGACCCACTTCCCAGTGGACCCAATGAACGGGCCGTCTGGGATGCCGGGCTTGGTCAGCGACGCGATCTTGTCGTACAGATCCTCCTTGGCATCCTCAGGAGTCATCCCGAATCCAGTGTAGTAGTTCCCGACATCGTCGCGGAAGTTGTACCCGTTGAAGCCTTTGTACGGAGACGCCTCTGGGTTGTGCTCGTCTAGCTTCAGCGGAACGCGCTGCGGACCGATGCCATACTCGCGGGCGTCCTGCCCCCAGTCGCTTTGGATTTCGTGAACGAAAAGCGTCCTCTTGCCGTCATCACCAGTGCGAGTGTCAACGCGCACATGGGCGGCGATATTTTTGGCCTCCCAGTGCGTCGAGCCGTATGAGGTCGGGTTTCTGTCCTCGTTTCTGTCGGCTAACTTTGCTAGTTGATCGGTCGCCTCATCGAACTCCGGCGTGCCGCGAAGAAGCTCCTCCGCGCCAAAGACGCTCTTGAACTCGCTCCGCGAGATACCGAGCTTTTTTTCAACCTCAGCAGCAAGCTCGTCGGCGCTCATCGAGCTGAGCGTGTCAAGGTATCGCTCTCCGTCGTAGGCGCCTGGGACCGGAGAAACGATCCTGACCTCGCGATAGTTTCTCCCGCCCGGGACAGACCAGTCCTTGTAGATGGAGTTTGGCTCCTCGCTGTCGTACACAGCGACCCCGTTCGCGTCCAGGTACTCCTCGATCTCATCCCGGCTGACGCGCTTCGTTCCCAGCGCGGCGAGCCAGTCGAGCACGCCGGACCACTTCAGCTCGTCAGGCTTCACGCCCTTGAGCGCGGAGATGCGCTTCACCCAGTCGGCGGCCGACATCGCCTTCGCGTTGATCTCCTTCACGGCGCGAGCCAGGGCCGAGTAGAACTGCACCTCGGGCTTCTCGGACATCAGGCCGGCAGCCGCCTCGTCGCTCATCGACATGAGCTTCGCGTGCCACGCCTTCGTCTCGGCGTTCGAGATGTTCTCGCCGCGCGCCACGGCGCCGCGAGCGCGCGTGACCAGCTCGATCAGGTCCGAGTCGGACATGCGCAGGCTGATGCCCAGCTTGCGCAGCGCGTCGCGGATCAGCGAGACGGCCTTCGTGAGCAGGCTGTGCTTCTCGCCGGTCTCTGCCATGCGGGCCAGGACTTCCATCGCGCCGATGAGCTGGTTGTCGCCGTACTCCTGGCGCACGTTCTCCATCGAGGCGTAGCCGCCCTTGGCGCGCACGCGGGCCACGTCCTTCAGGATCTCGACCCAGCGGCGCTCGAAGCCGGGGCCGGCGGCGGCGATGATCGACTCGACGCCGTGGTGCCCGATGATCTCGTGGGCGATCACCTCGGCGGCGCGCTTCGGGTTGAGCGAGTCAGCGACCAGGACGACCGATCCATCCTCGCCCACGTACACGCCCTCGACGCCGGAGGGCAGGCCCTCGACCTCCTCGGCCGACTGCACCACATAGATGTTGAGCTTGTTCGCGCCCTTGTTAGCGGCGGAGAAGGAGTCGACGATCTTCACGACATCTTCCACGCTCATGCCACGGTCGCCCCCGGTCGCGATGGACTTGGTTGCGGGTGCCGGCGCGATCTGCTCTCCACCCTGCGGCGCGCCGTCGTGCATCACCCAAGCCGGCAGCAGCCCGGTCTTCTGGTCGGCGTACACCGTCTCCGACCCGCTCGCGCTGCGATTCTTCTCGCCGTGCGGCCCGAAGTTGACCCACGAGTTCTGGCCACGGGTCTCGGTCGTCATGGCGCGGCGCGCCTGGGGCGAGTACATCTGCGAGTGCGCGCGCCAAGCGTTCTCTTCGCCGTCGGCGCGGAAGCCGGCGCCGTACATGGCGTGCCCGAAGTAGTCGTGGACCACGCGGAAGATGTCGTTCGCCAGGGCCTTCTCGCCACTGATCTCGAACTTGGTCTCGGCCAGCAGCGGGTTGTCCTTCGGGTCGAAGGTCGCGTTCGAGCCGAAGCCGTCGCGCGTCGAGAAGACCCACAGGTGGTTGTTCTCGATCATGTCGAGCACGGCCAAGCGCGGGCTCGCGGCGTAGGGGTCCGCGCCACGGATGAACTCGACCTTGAGGCCGGACTTCAGGATCTCCTCGTACTGCGCGGAGGTCTCCTTGATCATCGCGGCGTAGGCGGCGGCCACCTGCGGGTCGCCCGGCGCGTGCGCCATCGCGGCGTACTCGGCGGCGACGCGCGCGGCGCGCTCCTTGTCGACCTTCTTCCAGTCGGTGAGCGGCTTGAACTGGATGCCGGCGCGCTTGGCGTAGGACTTGGCCACGTCGAGCGCCTTGTCCCACAGGCCGAACGCTACTCGTCCGCGTCCCGGGATGTCGATGGCGCCCGGCGCTCCTTCGAGGACTCGGACATCGCCTTGATCCGGCCGACCGTCGCCAGCCACCTGCTCTTCGCTTCCTCGTACTGCTCGCGCGTCATCTCCCCGCGCTCCGGTAGGTTCGGCAGCATTGGTCTTCTCCTTGGTCTTGCGAGAGGCGACGATGTTGTCGCCCTCGCCGAATTTGATGTTCCCGACCGCGCTCTTGATCTGGTTCGGGTTGTAGACGGCGAGGTTCTTCTGGCCGCCCTCGGTCACGTAGAAGCTGTCGTGGCCCAGCGCCTTGATCGCCGCCTGCACCTCGGGCGATTCGAGCACGGTCCAGTCGCCACGGTCGAGCGACTCGATCAGATCGTCCTCGGTCCACTGGTTGCTCTGCAACGTGAAGACACCTTTCCCTGCGGAAAGATGACGTGCCACTCGCGCAGCGTGCTCGGGGTTCGAACCGTCGAACGGGCGCTCGGCGCGCACGAACACGGGCAGGATGTTGGGGCCGCTGTCGAGAGCGTCCATCGAGGCGTACAGCCACTCGTCGGTCATGCGGACGTTGTCGAGGTAGTATTTCAGCGTCTCCTCGTCGACATCCTGCGCCTCGTAGTTCTGGCGCACCATCTCCCGCGCGCGCTCGTCGACCTTGGCCATCACCTCGGGCGCGAGCTTCGGCAGGTTCTTCTTCACGTGCTCCAGCGATGCGTGGGCGAAGCTGGCCGCGAAGTCCGGGTTGGGCGACAGGAAGATCGCGCCGGCCTGCTGCGGCCGGAACGACTCGATGTCGGCGGCCGTGCCGTGGAAGTAGACCTGGGGCGCCGCGCCCTGCTTGGTCTTGCTGCCACCGAACCACCGCTTGAAGTTGGGGTCGGTGCCCTGCTCGGGCGCCACGTAGGTGCCGCCCTTGGACTTGGTGATGCCACGTTTGGAGAACAGGCCGAACAGCTTCTTGCGCTGCGGCGTGGGCTTGGGCTCTTCGTTGGAGCGGGGCCGCGCGCGCAGCACCTCCTCGATGGTCTTGCCAGTCGGGCTCTTCCAGCCCGGCGCGGCGCGGTCGGCGAGCGCCTGATTGGCGCTGTACTCGCTGCGCAGCGACTTGGTCTTCGAGCGCACCTTCTTCGGGATTGCGGGCTTGGCCGGCACGCTGACCGGGGAGATGCCCAGGTCTTCGCGGCGCAGCCGCTCCTGCTCAGCTTCCATCGCCTGCGGGCCGGTCTCCATCGAGACGTTGCCCGCGCTGTCGACGCGCATCCCGCCGGTCAGGCCGGGCTCGTTGCCGATCTGGCGGACGGTGCGGTCGACCTGGACCTTCGCCGCGTTGCCGGCGCTGTCGACACGGATCTCGCTCTGGGTCGGCGTGCCGCCGGTCCCGCCCGGGGGCGGCAGCGCGGGGCGGTTGCCCTGACCGGCGTCGCCCTTGTCGAGCACCATGTCGGGGGTGACGTTGACCTTCTCGCGCGTCTCGCGCGTCACAATGCCCGTGTCGTCGGGGATCGGCGCGCCGGCCACGCCGCGCGGCGCCAGGGCGGGAACCTGGGCGCCCTCGGTCGGGTTGTCGACCACGGCGCCAGCGTCCACGGGCTCGCCGCGCAGCCGCTTGGCCACCTCGCGCAGCTTGCTGGACCGCTCGGCCATCGAGTTGATGCCGCCGGACGGAGCGCCCATGCCCAGGCCGCCGAGCGCCCCCAGGCCGGTCGCCTCGCCCACGCCCTCGGAGAGCTTACGGCTCGGGTCGACCTGCTGAACGGCGGCGTTGGACGCGAGCTTGCCGGTGCCCTCTTCAGTGCCCTCCTGGACGCCAGCCTTCGCCACGTTGGTTGCGCTGCCGGCCAGCAGCTTCTCGATCTCGCGACCGCCCGGGATCATCGTGGTCGCCGCGCTTGCCGCCGTGCCGATCGCCCCGGCGTAGCGCGCCAGCTCCAGCGCCTTCGCGCGCGCCTCTTCGGGCGTGGAGCCGTTCTGCACCATGAACTTCTCGATGTCGTCGTAGGTGTTCCCGGCCACGTCCGAGCCCTGGAGAGCACTGCCCACGCCGACGGCGGCGGCCGTGCCGGCCTTGGCGGCGGCGGCCGGCGCGAACCGGGCGGTGGCCGCCATCACGCCGCGCCCGACTCCGGCGCTTGGGACCATCATGGGGGCCTGCTCGGCGAAGAAGCTCGACAGCAGCGCGGGATCGACGGCGGTCGCCTTGATGGCGGCCCACCCCTTCTCCAGCTCACCGTCCGCGCGAGCGATCTCGGCGCCCCGCGCGGACTCCTTGTTCTGGAGCTGGCGGGACTTCTCGTCGCTCCAGAACTCGCGCGCCCGGGTGCCGGCCTCGCGGATCGGGTTGTCCATGTTGCCGGTCACCAGCCCGGTCAGCGTGCCCACGCCCTCGACCAGCCCGCCCGCGCCGGACGCGGCCGACACGGCGATGTCCTTCGCGGCCTCGCCCCAGGTGCGGTTCATGCTCGTGCGCTGCTCGAAGTCCGCGCGCACGGAGTCAAGCTCTTCGGCGGGGACCACCTTGGGCAGCGCCTCGTCGCGGTACGCCACGCGCATCTGCTCGCGCTCGTCGGCGGTCAGGGCAAGGTACTCCTTGCTCTGGATCACGTCGTTCCACTTCGGGATGTTGCCGGCGGCGGTCTTCTCCGCGCGCGGCGTGCCGGACTTCATGCGGGAGTGGGTCTTGTCGATGTACTCGCGCACGGTCGTCTTGCCGTCGCTGCGGTCCATCTCGATCGTGCCATCCTTGCGGACGGCATCGGGGCCGCCGAAGTAGAAGGCCGCCGCCTTGCGGGTGTCGCCGCCGTGCGTCTTGATGCCGTGCTTGAGGTAGGCGACGCCGGCCTCGGCCGAGTGCTCTGGGTTGTCCCAGCGGTAGTCCTTGGGGATGTAGCCGCGCTGCTGCATGTCGCGGAACGCGATCTCCTTGACCTGCATTGGCCCGCGCGCGCCCTTGTCGTTGGGCTTCGAGGTGTCAGCCTTGCCGGAGCTGGATTCCTGGGCGAAGACGGAACGGACAAAGTCGCGCTGGTCTCCAAGCCCCTGCCGGTCGATCACCTCGTCGAGCCAGTCGCGACCCTCCGTCTTCGGCTTAGGCGTGCCGGGAGCGGCCTCCGCCTCGGTCTTGGCGTTGGGGTTCGCGAGCTTGTCCCAGAAGTCCATCAGGCCACCTCCAATGAGAGCGGCCCATACTACTGCCAGGACTACTGGTTGGAGGAGCCTAGTAGCCCAGCTTCTTTCGGGCGTCGGCAACGGCTGGGGCCGGCGCGGCGCCAGCAGCAGGGGCGGCGGCGGGCGCCTTACTCTTGAACTCGCGCTCCGCCTGGGCGATAGCTGGCGAGGCGTCTGCGCCGGCACGAATCAGCTCGTGCGCGCGCAGCAGGACGGCATCGTGCTGCTCGCGCTTCTCGGGCGAGATCATGATGTTGCCCATCCCGTCCTTGGTGCCATAGCGGGTGCCGAGGATCGAGGTGGATTGGTTTTGGCGCTGGAGCGTTTGATCGGGGCTCTGGCGCGGATCCTTCTTGTTCTCCGCCACGAGCTTGCCGTCGGGGGTCCGCATCTCCGCGCCCTCGGCCAGGATCACGTTCTGGGACTTGGGCGTCGCGATGCCCGACTGCGCGCGCACGGCGCGGGCCTGCTCCGGGGTGAAGCTCATGGCGACCTTGCCGTCGGCGCCCACCACCTCGATCACGCCATCCTTCCCTGGGCGGAACTCCTTTAGCTCCCAGCCTTCGCCGCCCAGGCCGGCGTGGCGACTCGCCTCGACAGCCTTGCTGGTGAAGCCGTTCTCGTAGAGCCACAGGACCGTGCCCATCGCGGTGATCTGGTTGCGCTGGGCGTCCATCGCGAGCTGCTTGACCTCGGCCTGCGTCTTGCCCGTGCGCAGCGCCTCCTCGGCGGCGCGCGTGCGCTCCTTGTACTCGGTGTCGAGCACCTGGGACTGCTTCACGAGGTGGTTCGCGTAGTCCTCGGTGGCGCGCTTGATGAGGCGGTGGTCGCCCTTCTCCATCGCCACGTCGACGCGGGCCTTGAAGAAGTCCGAGGTGCGCTTGGCTGGGTCCGGCTTCGGGCGCACCACCATCTCTGGCAGCTTGGCGGTCAGGCCGCCGGCCGCCTGCTCGGCGCCGGGCTGGGGCTGGGTGGCGCCGCCGGCTTCCATCGCGGAGGGGCGCATCGCACCCTGGCCCGGGACTCCGGCGGGCAGGCCAACGGCCGGCTGGACGCCAGCAGAGGCCACAGGAGCCTCCGTCGCCTGCACGGTGACGCTACCATCAGGGGCCATGCCCGGGATCTCGTCCTGGGGCGCTCCAGTGGCTCCCAGGCGCTTTGCCGCCTCGACGTTCAGGCCGCCCTCATCCTCGGTCAGCTTGGCCTCGTCCTGGAGCTGCTTGAGCTTGATCGCCTCGATCTCGCGTCGCTGCTTCTGGTCCTGAAGGTTCTGCCCGACCTGATAGCCCTGGGTCAGCCCGCCGATGAATGCTCCGAAGCTCATTACGCCACCATCGAGTAGTCGACCTTCTTGAACCCGAACGCGCCGGTCACGGCCGCCTCGGGCACCTCATCTGCCATCACGCCACGGCCGGGCTCGCCCCACACGTACTCGTAGGAGTAGATGAAGTTCCCGCCCTGGGTCATGCCGACCACCTTGATGTTGCGCTTCAGGCGGCGGTCAGAGGGGACTGCTGGCGGCTTCCCGAAGAGCGATCCGCCCAGGGCGGTGCCGAAGCCGCCGCCCAGGGCCATGCCGGCCGCGCCACCGAGTGCACCCATGAGCTGACTTTTGCCCTGCTGGTTGGCCTGCCACGTCGCCATGTTCGCGCCGTTGACGTTCAGGAAGGTCTGGGCCGACTGGCCGATCTGGTTCGTGGCCTGCCCGTACCCGGACATCAGGGCTCCGCCGGCCCGCTCGTTCATGTTGAAGTTGGTCTGGCCGATGTTGGCCGCCGCGCCTGCGGTCGAGGTGCCGACCCCGGTGGCGGCGAGCGAGTGCCCGGCGATTCCACGGCCGATCGACACGGCGTTCTGGCGCATCTGGTCGCCACGCGCGCGCTCCATCGCGGCGGCGCCGGTCTGAGCGCCCACCTTGGCGGCAGCGGCGCGGATGCTCGACGCGCGGTCCATGCCGGCGCCGGAGTCGGGGCGAACCCCCATCGAGGCCATCTCCCGGCCGCGCGCGGCGAACTGGTTGTCGATCTCGCGCTGGACATCTACCCCGGCGCGCGCAGCGGCGGCGTCTTGCTCGGACTGGTTGCCGGCGACGGCCGCGTCCGCAGCGAAGCGGGTCTCCAGCGGCTTGAAGGTGGAGTTGTAGTGCTGCTCGGCCTCGGTCGCCTGCTTGATCGACAGGTCGTTCAGGTCGATCTGGCCCTGGGTCAGGCGCTCGATCATCGGGCGCATGCTCTCGGACTCGGCCTTCTGGTCGGCGTACTGCTGCTGGGCGAAGCGCAGCGACTCCTGGCCGATCTCGGCCTGCTTGTGCGCTGCCCAGGTGGCCATCGGGTCGACGGCGGGCGCCTTCGAGGACTTGGCCGCGCGCGTGCGCTTGGCGCCGACGAGGTCGAGCCAGAAGGTGAAGATCAGTAGCGGCCAGTCTCGCATAGCTTGGTCCAGAACTTGTTCGTGCGCCAGAGGACAAACAACTCAACGTCCCCGCCCTTCCTTGCTCGCTCCAGGGTGGCTTCGTGCTCCGCCCCAAGCGCCCGAACGAAGCTCAAGCACGCCTCGTTGTCGTCGTCCACCATGAGCGTCACCCGGTCCAGCTTGAGCTGGTCGTAGGCGTAGCCCATCGCGGCGGCCAGGAGCTGCCAAGGCATCAGCCCCTCGGACGCGATGTGCGCGAACACGTTGTTCGAGCCCATCGTGTCGAAGTAGATGCCCGCAGTCAGCCGGCCATCGCGCTCCCACCCTATCGTGGCGACCGTCGGCGGTGCGGTTGTCCCGCTCCGCTCGGCCACCCATTCACTGACTCGTGCGTCCTGTCCGAGGACAAGACTCACTCCGCCACCGCCTCGTGCTTGTCCGCCACGGGGAGCGGCGCGTTCAACTTCTGGAACTCGGCGCCCAGCAGGTGTTCGAGAAGCTGGTAGGCGTCGAGCGCATGCTCGATTGGCAGCTTGCGCATGCCGGCCAGCGCGGTCGTGAAGACCCCCGCTGGCGCCGTGATCGTGACGACTTGGTTCAGGTCCATGATCCTCCCTCCTGAGGTTCGAGTGCTACTTGATCACGTTCGAGCTGCCGCTCGACGGCTTCGAGCCAGAACCCTTGCCGGCCTTGCGGCTGCGGGCGGTCACGAAGTACACGACGGCAGCGAACGCGACGACGGCGACGACTACGACGGCAACTTCCATGTTGATCTCCAGTGGTATAGGCAAAGCACCATGAGACTACCTCAATCGTCCTTGGTTGGAGGATCGTCTTTCGAGACCCACCTGGATCTGGACCTCCAAAGCACGATCAGCCCGAAGAGGACGACGGCAAACCAAGCGTCGATCGAGACGTTCATGGCCTTCTCCCAGCGCCGGATCAGGTTCGAGATCACGACGACTCCGCGTACATATACCAGCCGCCGGGGCTGGACTGGGCCACCTGCCCGTTCCTGAAGTAGAGCTGGATGTTCGTCTCGGTGAACCCGTTCGCCACCGAGATGTACCACTGCCGGGCGGAGCCGATCGAGAGCCACGTCCAGAACGGGTCGCCCGCCGGGCTGCCGTAGTCGACCGCCGCGTAGACCTCCATCCCGTTGCCGCGCGAGCTGATCAGCGCGTCCTTCCACCAATACTGCGTCGTGCCATTGGTGACTTCGATGCGCCCGTCGGGGTAGACGGTCAGGTAGCAGATCGCCGTGGCCGGCGCGCCGACGAATCGACTGCCGTTGCCCCCAGGCGTCGGCGTGACGAGCCCACGGTTGCGGGCGTTCGCCATCGAGTACGTGTAGCCCATCATCCGGTAGCAGTCGCCGTCGCTCAAGCTGAGCCCGGTCGTCGCGCCCTGGTTCAGCTCGCGATTCATCTGGGCCATCTCGATGACGCCGCTGCCAGGGATCATGCGCTACTCCGCGAGCGGCAGCGGGAGCACCACGTCTACGTCCACTTCGAGCTGGGGCGTGGTGGGCATGGCGCCCGGCGTAAACGGGGTGCTGTTGGCCACGGGGCGCATCTGCACGTTGGCCCGCACGCCGGCCGCGCGCGCGGCGGTCAGTGCGTCGTTGAGCGCCGTCTTGCCGGCGAGGATAGCCGCCGCGAGGGCGTTGAGTTCCGCGATGTTCATGATGCCTCCATCTGTGCTTTGAGGATCGCCACTTCTCGGGCGAGGTTGAGGACAGTGACCAGGGCAGCTTTGCCGTAGTCGACTGACAGCATGCCGCTCTCGTCTTCCTGGACGGCGAGCGGGATGATCTGGCGCAGGGCCTGCGCGCGCACGCCGACCTGCCGCATCCCGTTGTCGGTGCGGTCGAACTCTTCGGGCCGGACCCAGAGCATCTGCTCAAGCGACAAGTGGGCCGGCGCGAAGTTGGCCTTCAGCCTCTCATCAGAGTAGGCGGTTACGTTGCCGGTGGCGGTGAAGTTGCCCGACTGGTCGAGCACCATCAGCGTGAGGGTCCAGGGCGTGTTGGAGATCGTCAGGGCGCCCACCGACGTGCATTGGAGGTGCAGCGTGTGGGTGTCTGCCCCGTTGCGCATCCGCCACCAGTCCCACATATACGAGCCGGTGCCGAAGATGCTCTGGCGCCAGTCGGTAGCGATTCCTTGGTACGCGCCACCATCGCGACTCAGGGTGCCGTCGTAGCGGAACGTGGTGCGAGACCCGGCGCTGGCTCCGACCTGACAAGAGCCTCCGTTGGCGGTGACGTTCCCGCGCATCGTGAGGTTGCCGGTGCCGTCCATCTGGAAACAGTCGACGGAGGCCGACCAGCCGCCGATGCGAAACACGTTGTCGGTGCCCAGGCCCATGTTTATCGCGTAGGCGCCGGTCCGATGGAAGGTCATCGACGCAACCGTCGTCGAGGATCCTCGTGCCGAGAACGATCCCGTGTCGTTCGCCGTGTTCACGTCGGCGCTTCCCGACGACCGCCCGATCACCAGCCCAGTGAAGGTGTCGCCCGCCAGATTGGCCGGCGTGTAGCCAAGCACACCCTGCTTCGTCGCCGGGTCGAAGTTCCCCTCGTGCCACAGCTTCTTCCACCCCTGCCACGTCGAGCCCTGAAGCGCGTTGAAGAACATCTCCCCCGTGCCGGAGCCGGAGGCGGGATGGTTGTGGGCGAGCGCCCAGCCGCGATTGTGGGTCGCGCTCCAGTGGAAGATGCGGTGCGAGATGGACGTGCCCGCCCCGCCTAGCTGCCCGGACGCTGGGAAGAAGGCGAGGCTCTTCGAGTTGGAGACGGTATCAAGCGCGTCGAGCTGGGTGACATTTAGGCCATCGACATGAACCAGCGCCGGCCGGCTCTCGATGCTCAGCAGCTTGTTCGTGCCGTCCCACGTGAGGTTGGCCGAGCCGCCGAAGTTGCCGCTCCCGGCGTTGAACTGGACCTGATTGGTCGAGCCGCCAGGGGGCGTGGGCGTGACGTTGCCCGTGATGTTGAGCGGATCCCAGACAGACCCGCTCCACTTCTCGAATCGGTTGTTCGCCGCGACGTAGCGCACCGCGTTGACCGGCGGCGAGACGAGCGTGTCGCCCTCGAACATGCGGGCCTGCGAGTTGACCGCGTCGCGCAGGTACGCAAGCACGTCGGCGCGCAGGTCCG